GTGGCGGTGAGCGTGGCGGCAAGGTCGACTATCGCGGCGGTGGCCGCCTTGATCTCCACGCCGGACGCGACCCACGTCAGGCCGCCGGATACGACGGCAAGCCCGACCGTGTGCGCCCCGGCCGACGCAATGATCGACGACTGGACGGCGTATTGGACGCTGTTGGCTCCCAGGTGCCCGTCGAGAAGGCCGACCTGCGTCGAGCCTGCCGGACTGTAGGTGACCCCGGCCGGGTCGCTGGACGACAGGTCCACCAGGTTCCAGGAGACGATCGAGTTGGGAGCCGTCGTGGTGATGTTCAGCGTCACACTGCCGGGGCTGCCCGCCGTGCCGGACACCGGCGCCGACAGCACGGCGGGCGTGGCCGCCAGGGTGGCGCTCTTGTACCGCTCCACCGTCATCATGTGCCGGGACGTGTTCGCCGTGGCCGGGCTGCTGGAGATCGAAAACGCTCCAGGGTTGCCGCTTACGGTGCACACATACGTCGCTACCCAGCCGTTGAATCCACCGGGCGCGGTGACCTGCGCAAGCTGGAACGTCTGCCCGCCGCCGGTCGGAGCGGTCATTCCGTCGGCGCTGGACCACGTCGACAGATGCACGACGATGACGTCGCCGTCGGCGACGCTGGTGGCGGTGGCCGCCGATGACGTCAGGGTCGAGAGGTCATTGCCCGGCGAAAGCTGCTGATCAGAGGCGAAGGGTACGGGGTTGCCCATGCTCGCCTCACTGCATGTTCAGGACGAGAGTCCCCGCGAGGATTCGGAGGGTGTCACCCAGGTTGACGGCCTTGGACGCGACGGCAGCACCCCACCAGTAGCGGAACGGGGTGCCCGCGCTGTCCCAGATCTCCACGCCGACCACCGTACAGGCAGGCATGTTGGCGAAGACGATGTCGGCGCTGTTGGACGTCTGCGTGGCGCCCGTGGCGGACGGGAACGCCGCCGACTGGGCCGCGTAGGTGGAGCCACCCGCGTTGACGACCTCGGTACCGGGCGCGGCGTCGGAGCCGTTGGCGGTCATCAGCCGGACCATCAGCGGCATCGTCGGCGCGGTGGTGGTGTTGCCGGTGAGCCAGTTCAGGACCCGGGCCTCTGCGCCGTCGGTCAGGTTGTCTGTCATCTGCTACCTCACGGCCACGTCGTAATGCGGTTGGGTGACTGGTCCATCGAAAAAACCTTAGGCGACTGCGTGAGCCGATGCGGGTTGAACTGCACGATGATCTGATCGACCTCGTTCATGCCGGTCAGGCCGCGATCGAGGTAGGAGTTGACGGCCGGGAACTGCACGGAGACGCCCTGGCGGGACAGCGACTGCATCCGCTGCGGCAGGCGACAGGGCTGACCGGCGATACCCTTGCCGATCTCGCAGGCGAGCAGTCCGGCGGCGTCGAGCAGTTCCTGCGGGACGACGCGGCCGAACACGCCGTTGACGACGAACGTGTTGGTGACGCCCGTGCCGGGGTTCTTGTCGAAGTCCTGGCATTGCGGCCAGCAGGCGCCGTCGGTGCGCACTAGGTAGGCGCCGTTGTCGACGCGGTACGCGGACGGGTCGACGACGGCGTTGTCGACGAGCACGGACGTAATGGAGACGGTACGCGGCAACATCACCTCGCAGGTGGCGCCGCAGCAGTTGATTCCCCGGCAGCCCGCGTTGTGCCAGACGCCGTTCTGGATGTAGAGCGGGTAGTACGAGTTGCCCTCGTCGGTCCCCCACGGGTTGATCAGGTTGACCGGGTAGGTCTGGTAGAGCGGCGGCAGGAACGGGGCATTGCAGGGCCTGAGCGTGAGGCTGACGGTCCCGTACTGGCGGCCGGTCAGCGAGTACACGGAGAAGGCGGCCAGGCGCAGCGCGAGGGCCTGCTGCTCGGCGGTCAGGGCGGTCCAGGTCGACGAGCAACCGGGGAAGCTCGTGACGGTCCAGCCGTCCGGCGTCGCGCTAACCATCACCCCTCCTCAGTGTCGAAGCGGGAGCCGCGTACGGCCCCCGCTTCACCCCCAGCCCGATCCCGACGGGCAGATCAGCTCGCGCAGCCGCACGAGGCGGTCGGCGGAGCCAGGTACGTCCACTGGAGGTGCCGGTGCGTGTCGCTCGGGAGGGCGATCAGCAGCTTCTCGGCGACTCCGGTGGTCATGTTGGCGAGCACGTTCTTGGGGCCGGTACCCCAGTTGGTGCCCTGCTTGGTGCGGCCCTTGACGGTGAACGATACCGCGTTGTTTTCGATCTTGAGATCGCCGACGGTCCCCTCAACGATGTTCGGCAGCAGGAAGTAGCCGTACGGGACGAGGCTGAACGTGCCGACCGTCGCGCACTGCGCGTTGGCCATGTTCGTCCAGACCTCCAGCCCGAAGGCCCCGGCCGCATAGTTGCTCGTCCGGGTCTGGAAGCCGACCGCCTGCGGGGAGGCGGCGTCGTTGAGCACCAGCGTGGAGCCGGTGACCAGGTTGAACAGCTCAGGGTCGACGTTGCAGAAGGTGATCGTGACCTCGATCCACTTGAGCTGCTTCGGCGACTTCTCGTTGACGCAGAGCTGACCAGCCGCGTTCATGACGATGATCTCTTGACCGGACTCGACCTGGTCCTGCATCTCGACCGAAACGAGACCGTTGGAGACGGCCGATACGCAGGAGCCCACGTTCGGGGTGCCGCACGCGTTGACCGTCTGGACCCGCATCGTGGTGCCCTGAATGGGCGCCTGGCATACCGACGACATCTACTACTCCTGGTTGCTCTTCACCCTGCCGGGCCGCGTGGTACGCGCCGGAGGCTTGGACGGGTCGGTGGTGTCGGCGTCACCGGTCAGTTCCGGCGACGGCCAGCGCTCGGCGCGGTCGTCCTCGAAAGCCTCGGCGACGTCATCCGGCACCCGGAAGGACAGGCCCGCGTCGTGCTCGCCGCGCTGCGCGACGACCTCGGACGGGTTGTGGCCCTTCTCGGTGGCCAGCTCCAGGAGCCGTCCGGCGACCTCGCCTTCCGGCTCGTACGTGTTGACGATGACAATGGCCATTTCGACTCCTTCAGTCCGTGCTGTACGCCAGAACGCTCAGCGTCACAGTCGTGGAGCTGACTACCCACAGGCTCTGACCGCGAAGCCGGAACACGGTGGCGCCGTTCGGGCTGAAATCCGCCAGCGTCGGCTCGGACGTGGTGACAGTCGAATCCCCGACGTGAATCGAGGTCGAGTTGGACGAAGAAAGCAGCAACTCGTACGCCTGCTCCAGCTCTTTCCCCGCCAGGACTTCAACGGCGGTCGAGCCTACCGAGATCTTCTTGCTGACTAGCATGTCGGCGCCTCCTAGTAGACCGTCGTCGCGATAGCGGCCGGACCGGTACCCCGCGTCATCGAGTCCAACTCGATTAGCACGAAGAACGCCACGCAGTCCACGGTGATAGCCATGGCCTGCGTCGCGACCGTCTGCCACGCGTTGCCCACTCGGTCGAACGTCCTCTCCGGCGGGCTCACGTAGACCCTCGGGTCCGACCAGACCGTCGTGACGCCGGTGGCCACCATGTAGGCGGTACCGGCCGCCGGGATCACCGAGTCGTCGGTGGGCTTCCGGCCGGAGTAGCCCCGGCCGAACGACCAGACGTTGCCCATCGGCGTGAGCTGCGGCAGCAGCACCTGACCCTTGGCCGCCCTCACCGGGATCGGGGCGAGGGACCGTTCGGCCGCGTACGGCGCCACGAGCGGCCGGGCGTGGATGATGCCCGGGTACGAGTACTGGCCCAGCGCGTCTTCCAGCAGGCCCAGTCCGTATTCGATCGTGACGGCCGTCCCGGGCGTCGGGGTGACGTCCAGGATGCCGGGGACAGCCGTGTTGGTGTTGCCGTTGAACTCCCAGCGCTGGAGGACCGGCTGCACGTCGGCGGTACCGCCCCAGAACGCCTGCTCGGCGACGTACTGGGAGCCGTCGTTGAGCCGGATGCGGGCGCGGCGCTCCACCTCGGGCGCTTCGTACGGGACCGCGCCGATCTTCAGGGTGGCGATGTTCTGGAACGGCAGGCCAACGGCGGTCGCGTCGCAACCGTCGATCGGCAGCAGGCCGCCGTTGACGGTCGCGCCCGTGCACGACGCCGCCGCCCACAGGTGCGAGTTACCGCAGTGCTCCTGCACGTAGGTGACGCCGCCGATGTCGCCGTGGTCCGGCATGTCGAACGGCCCGTTGGCCGCCGTGAACAAGCCGTACCGGATGTTGCCGACAGCGGGCTGCGGGACGATGACCGGTCCGGCCATTGGCGTAAGGGTCGCCATGTGCGCGCCCCCTCCCTTCCACGTGGTGATGGCCGCCGGGCCAGCGCGGCGCGCTGCTGGCCCGGCGGATCAGGATCACGGGTTGGTCGGGAACAGGCCCTGCGTGACGATGGTGGCCTGCGCGTTCGGCGCGTAGTTGGCCGCGCCGTCCGGGATCATGCCGCCGCCGACGCCGCCGATGGTGTAGACGCGGCTGTCGAAGCAGGTCTTGGCCGCGAGGATGCCCTGCTCGGTGAAGAGCTGGGTGGTCTTGTTCTGCGCCAGCAGGGTGCTGTCGTAGACGGTGTCCAGGGTGATGATGTCGGCGTTGCCGCGCACCCACGTACCGGCCGCGTAGACGAGCACCTGCACAGTGTGCGGCCAGTCCTGGACGAAGTCCTGCGACGTCGGGTCGGCGCCGAACCGCTGCCACGCCGACGGGGCGCCGGTCGGGTAGGCGGCCCAGTAGTAGGCGTCCTGCCAGTCGTAGATCCACTGGGCGCGGGCGCCGCGCGCCGTCAGCCAGTCGTTGATCTTCGCCATGGTCACGGCGAACTGGTCGACGCCGTTGTCGCCGTCGTAGAACGCGCGGCGGGTCACGTCGGCCCGGATCAGCGACAGCAGCCAGTACGGCAGCACGACCTCCAGGGTCGCGGCCTGCTGCATCCGCTGGCGGTACTTGTAGTCGGTGATCGCCAGGTCGAGCGCCGACAGCAGGGTCGAGACGACCGAGTGGTCGGTGTACCAGGTGGTACCGGCGCCGGGCGTGTGCGAGGCGACGTTCGACGGCAGCGTCATCGCGGTCGAGCCGGTGACCAGCGCGTTCACCATGAACAGGTTGATCTTGTGGGTGTGCGCGACCATCGCGCCCCGCACGAACCGGGCGATCAGCTCCGGGTAGCCACGGAGCTGGAGCAGGTCCGTCTGGATGGCCAGGCCGTCCGCGTCCAGCCGGGTGTCGGTGAACGTCGGGCACGGCACGGACATCGTCGGCTTGGTGACACCCGAGATGATCTGCGCCTCGGTGTAGTGGAAGTAGCCCGCGCCGGAGAAGATCGAGGAGAAGTCCGGGCCGGTCGTGTACTTGATGCCGCCCCGCGAGACGTTGATCTCCGGGATGTCGAGCAGGCCGTCCGACGACTCCAGCTCGCACAGGTCGTAGATGACCTCGGACGGGGCGCACCAGCCGGTACCGGCCGCCGTCAGGGCCTCCAGCGCGTCGGCGCCCTGCGCCAGCTTCTGCTTGCGCTTGATCTCCAGCGACGCCCGCAGAGAACCGCCCGGCAGCCGCTTCTCGCTGGAGGCGTACTCGATCAGCTTGGACGCGTCCTCGGCGGTGCCGCCGGACGCGGTCAGCTCCTTCGGGTACTCCAGCTTGAACTGCGCGATCGGGTCGCGGCGGGAACCGCCCGCGCCGCCGAACGCGCCGTACTGGACGAAGCGCTTCTCGACGAGCGCGCCGACCTTGTCCCAGTCGAGCTGGTCGCCGACCGGGTAGTCGGAGTTGTTGGCCCCGGCGAGGATGACGGCCGGGGTGTTCCGGACCACGGTCTCGGCCGGGACGGCGGGGGTGGTCTTGGAGGCCACGGCGGCGACGCTCGGCGCGGCGGGCTTCGCAGCGGCGGTGGTGGTCGCGGGCGCGGTCTCGACTGGCGCACCCTCGGCGCCCGCGCCGTCCTGGTCGTCGGCTCCCTCGGGCTCGTCGTCCTCGCCGAGGCTTTCGGCCAGGGCCGCGAAGGCTCCGGCAGCACCGTTGCGGCGGTCGCGCTCGGCGTTGACGCCGTTGACGATCTTGGTCAGTTCCTTGATGGTCTCGACATCGGCAGGCCCGACCTCGGCCACCTCCATGTCGGCGTACCGATTCATCTCGGTACGGGCCTGCGTACGGATCGACGTCAGGTCCTCCGTCGACATCCCCGAGAAGGCGTATTCGCCATTCTCGTCGGTCGGGACCTGGAAGGGCAGGTTAGGCACGGGAGTGCTCTCTTCACGTCGAGCGCTCAGCCGGACCGTAGCAAGACACTGATGCACCTGGCCGAGATCATAGCCGGTAGCCTGGCGGAAACGGAGGAGGAGGCCGTATGGAATCGGAAGACAAGCACTTCACGACCGAGGCGGTGGAGGCGTCCCTGGCGGCGCTGAGCGAGGCCCTGGACCCGCCCGCGCCGCGCGCCGGGGAGAAGGTCTGCATCGGAATCCCGCACCTGGACCACGCCGGGTGGAACTGCTTCGAGTCGGTGCTGCGGATGGTCGCCTACGACAAGCAGCACGGCAACCACCTGATGCACAACTCCGGCATCATGAACTCGGGCGCCCTGGCCGCCGTGTGGGGACGCTCCGGCGAGCTGTCCCACGCCCGCAACACGGCCGCCGCCGCGTTCCTGTCCAGCGACGCCGACTGGCTGCTCTGGGTCGACTCCGACATCGGCTTCCAGCCGGACGCCCTGGAAAAGCTGCTGGCCGCCGCCGACCCCGAGACCCGGCCGGTCGTCGGCGGGCTGTGCTTCATCGAGGGCGACTACTCGCACGACATGATGGGTGGCCTGCGCTCCAGTCTCGCGCCGACGCTGTACGACTGGGCGTGGATCGAGCCGAAGGCGGGCCTGCCCGGCGCCTACAAGATGATCACCCGCTCGGAGTGGCCGCCGGACCAGGTGACCCGCGTCGGCGCGACCGGCTGCGGGCTGCTGCTCACCCACCGGTCCGTGTACGAGAAGATCGGCTACTGGCTGGCCGAGCAGGGCGCCCCGCCGCAGATCTGGTTTGAGCGGATTCCCGGCCCCGACGGCGAGCGGTGCGGCGAGGACGTCTCGTTCTGCCTGCGCGTCCACCAGGTCGGCCTGCCGGTCCTGGTGCACACCGGCGTGGTGACCAATCACCAGAAGACCGTCTGGTACGGGGTGCCCGAGTATCACGCGAAGCCCGCCAGCCCGGCGTCGAAGAGCGTGCTGCCGTTGCCGCCGGACCAGTGGCCGAAGCTGATGGTGAACCCGCACGCCGCCCGGCAGGCCGCCGAGGAGTCGCCGACGCGGGAGAAGCAGGTGCCGGAGGCGACCGAGGAGGTAGCCATCATCGTGCCCATCGCGAAGCGGGACAACGCCGCCCGCTTCCTGGACACGCTGGCCAGCAGCCTCACCCCGGCCCAGCGGAACCGGGTGGCGGTGTACGCCATGGGCGACATCGACGACCCGGCGACCGAGCGCTGGCAGGACCAGATCCACCGGTACGAGAACACGATGGTCATCTCGTTCGACTACCAGGCGCCGGACGGCATGGGCAGCTTCGCGCAGAAGGTCAACCGGGGCTACGAGATCACCGAAGAGCCGTGGATCTTCCTCGTCGGCGACGACGTCACCTTCCACGAGGGCTGGCTGGACCAGGCCCTGGAGGTCGCCCGCACCACCGGCAAGCACGTCATCGGCACCAACGACCTCACCAACGAGCTAGTAGAGGCCGGGGAGCACGCCACCCACATGCTGATCCGCCGGGCGTACGTGGACGCCGTCGGTGCGTCCTGGGACGGCCCGGGGATCGTCTGCCACGAGGGCTACCGGCACTGGTTCGTCGACAACGAGATCGTGCTGGCCGCCAAGCAGGTCGACGCGTGGGCGCCGTGCCTGCTCGCGAAGGTTGAGCACATGCATCCGCTCTGGAACAAGGGCCAGCAGGACGAGGTGTACCGGATCGGCCAGGGCGCGGCCGAGGCGGACCGGGAGGTCTGGTGGCAGCGGTTCAACTACTTCCGGCACCCGGAGAAGGTGACGGCGCCGGACGGGTTCGTCGGCCGCCGGTTCCACAAGATCGAAAACGAGGCGCACTGATGCACGAGGCGGCTCTGAGCTGGGTCGCGCAGTTCCGCACCGCCGAAGACCTGTCCGTTCTGGACATCGGTGGCCGGGACCTCAACGGCTCCACGCGGCCTCTGTTCCCGAACGCGAGGCCCTATCACGTTCTGGACATCCTGCCCGGCGACGGCGTGGACTTCGTGGCCGACGCCGCCGACTGGCGGCCGACGACCCGCGAATGGGAGGAGCTTCCGCCGGGGGCACGCGGGTACGACCTCGTCCTTACGACGGAGACCTTCGAGCACGCCAAGCGCTGGCGGGAGATCATCAAGACGGCGTGGGACGTGCTGCGACCGGGCGGCTGGCTGATCCTCACCTGCGCCGGGCCGGGGCGCCCCGCCCACTCCGGCGTCCGGGCCGTGCAGGAGCTGGAGCCCGGCGAGTGGTACGAGAACGTGTCGGCCGCCGACGTGCGCGCCGAGCTGGAGCGGCAGGGCTGGACCGAGATCGAGACCCACCAGGCCGGGCTCGACACGCAGGGCAAGGCCGTCAAGCCGTACGCGGACGTCACGGCAATCCTGGCAGAACCTCCTGCTGAGGTGGTGCTGACGGTGGCGCCGCTGACGCGGACCGGCAGCTAGGGCAGAGCCGCACCTTCAGCGGCTTCCCGGTGAACGAGAAGCCGTCGTAAGCAGCCCACCCGAGCACCCGTAGACCATCGAGCGAAGAGACCCGCGCAGCGGCCGTACACCGGTCGCAGGCGTGGGTCTCTTCGCTCGTGCAGGGCACGTCGAACAGCGGCTGGTCGTCCATCACCGACCCAGGCGGAGCACGGCGTCGAGGATGAGGGCGGCGGCGACCAGGGCGGCGATCACCAAGACGAAGCCGAGGATGTACGGGGCGAAGACGATGGCGACGGTGCCGATGATGAACGGGTGGCGCCGGAACTGGTAGCCGAGGGCGCTGCGCATGGGGGCCTCCTTGGTTGGCCTGTCTGTCCCGAGGGTACGCCCCTTGTGCTCGGCCACATAGACCGGTGTATGCTGGGAGCCGACAGACGAGGAGGCCGCCATGCCCACCACCACCCGCAGCGACGCCGACATCCAGCGGTTCATCACCGCGCAAAACCGCGACTACTCCCGCATCATCAGGGAAATCCGGCGCGGCAAGAAGGAGACGCACTGGATGTGGTACGTGTTCCCGCAGCTCCGCGCCCTGGCGAAGAGCGAGATGGCCTGGCGCTTCGGGATCATCGACAAGGACGAGGCGGTGGCCTACCTCGGCAACGTGACGCTCCGGACCAGGCTGTACGAGTGCACGGCGGGCATCCTGTTCCAGCGGCGCCTGATGTTCGGCGACACTGACACCCGCAAGCTGCACCGCTGCATGACCCTGTTCCGGGAGGTCGCCGACGACCCCGAGCTGCCCGACCGGGTGCTGGGCAAGTTCTTCGGCGGCGAGCTGCACCAGAAGACCCTAGACGTGCTCGCGGGCAGGCCGGTGGTGGTCCAGGACGCCTGGCACCCGGGGATGCGCAGCTACTGGAGCGGGCAGGTGGCCAAGGCGCAGGCCGCCGTCGCGCGGCGCGGCCGGAACGAGCCGCGCACCCGCATGGAGGTGCAGGCGTTCGTCAATCGGTCGGGCCTGCACGGCGCGGCGGCCCGGCTGATCGTGGACGCCTGGATGCAGGACATGCACCGGGCGCGGCGGGAGGGCTACGAGGAGGGCCTGGCCGAAGGCCGGGACGAGGGCTACGACGAGGCGCAGGCCGAATGGGAGGAGGGGGCATGAGCAGGCACTACGAGAAGGGCATCGAGCGTGCCCAGCAGGCCGCCGCTTCGGTCGGGCAGAAGGCGGAAGAGACCGAGCCGTGGACCGCGCAGCGGATCGAGTCGTTCGCGAAGGGCTTCGGGTTGAGCGCGGCGGCGGTCCGGCAGGTCGTGGCCGCGTGGACCGCCGACCAGCGCCGCGCGTACGACCAAGGCTGGGAAGCCAGGGCCGACGCGGAGTACTACTCGGCCTGGTAGTCCTGTATGCTGAGGGCATACATCCGCCCGATCGATCAGGAGGATCGATGACGAAGTTCAAGGCGACGCTTCTGGCGCTCGCCCTCGCGGTGGGCCTCACCTTCGGCGTGACCGCCGTGGCCAGCCCGGCGCTCGCCAACGGCCCGTGCAGCTCGAATCAGTTGTGCATGTACCCGTGCTACCTCGCCGAGTCGTGCAACGCCTGGTTCCGGTCGGCGGTCTCGCCCGGCTGCTACCCGACCGGTGCGAACGGCCTGGACCACCTGACGTACTCGGTGAAGAACCTCACGTCGAAGCAGGTGCAGGTGTACCACACGACCAACTGCACCGGCACGACCGCGCCGCTGTACGCGCACACCTCCGGCAACCTGGCGTATCCGTGGATCGGCGGCAACACCGCCGACCATACGGGGATCGTCTCGTTCCGCGTCCCGTAGTCCAACTGCTCTGAGCAGCCCCGTTGGCCTCCGGGCGGCGGGGCTGTATACTGTCAGTAGACAGACCACGAGGAGGAACCCATGCGCGACGACTTCAAGCCCGGCGACCTGTCCGTCCGTATCGCCTTCGGCCGCGTCTACGGCAACGGCCCGGACCGGGGACAGGTCCGGGCGTCCATCGAGATCGCCGACCAGACGTCCGGCAAGCAGATCACCATCGAGATCACCGAGATGCTGGCCGGGGGCGCGGCCGAGGTCAGCGCCGACCAGGTCCAGGGCTTCCGGGGCCTGGCCCGGTGGGGCAAGTACCTGAAGACCAAGCAGCTCAGCGTCAAGTCGAAGATGGACGACTACGCGTTCAAGGGCGACCCGACCAAGCTGCGGCATGTGGCCGAGGCCATCGCTGCGCTGGCCGCCGACGGGTACGAGGCCGACACCCCCCGCCGCAACAACCAGGGACAGTGGGTCATCGTGGGCCGCCGGTACGACGAGCAGCCCTGACTCGCACAGACAGAAGCCCCCGGCGCCTCTTCCCTGGCGCCGGGGGCTTCTTCGCGTTCTAGGACGTCTTCTTCCAGGTCGAGCCCGGGTTCTTCGCCGCGAACGTCGTGACCTCGATCTGCTTGACCGCGCTGAACGTCTTCTTGCTGCCGTCGGCCAGCGTGACCTCGAAGTTCGCGAGCTGCGAGCCGCCGCCGGACCCGCCGCAGTTGCACCCCATGGGGCCTCCTCCTACTCCTCTGCCAGGGCGACGAGAAGATCGCCCATGGCTTCATCGTAATCGGAGCGCCGCAGGTCGGCGACGAGCGAGGCTCGCAGCTCCAGGAACTCGATCTGCGCGGCCGACTGCTGCTCCTTCGCGCGCCGGGTCTCCTGCTCGTCGAGCATGCCCTTCGCGATGGCCCGGCCCAGCGCTTCCACGTCCGCCCCGCCGAGGCCGATCGACGCCGTCAGCGGCTCGTCCTCGTCCACGACGCGCGGGAGCGCACCGGCAGCGACCAGGGACAGTACCTCCTCGTCCTCAGGGAAGCCGGAGACGGCCGACGCGGCGAGCATGCGCGGGATCGGGAACCCGGCGGTGTTGACGTGCAGGGCGGCGACCATCTCCAGGTTGCCGCCGATCCGGCGCCAGTCGCCGGACAGCGGCGCGGCGCGCATCTGCCGGACGGCGGCGTCGTCGGCGTCCGGGGCGACGGAACCCGCGACCCAGATGCCGAAGTTGTCCTCGCCCGCGCGCACGAGGGCGCCGACGCTGGAGGTCTGGTCGTAGTGTTCGGCCGCCGCCCGGTAGCCGAGGTTCGCCTGGGCGTGGCCGCCGCCGTACGTGAGGCGGCCGACGGCGAGCCGGGTGCCTTCGTCGGTGACGACCTCACCGGTGTGGAAGTAGGCGTACGAGGTGAGGCTCTTGGGCGGGGTGACGCAGGAGCTGCCGATGCCGACGTGGCAGGTGTCCCAGACGGCGACGTGACCGTAGACGCGGCCGTCGTCGCCGATGTGCAGCGGCGTCGGCCCGGTGAGCTTCGGGTTGTCGAACCACGCCTTGGGCGGGGCGGCCGGGGCGGCTGCTGCCATGAGTGCGGCCATCTTCGCTCCGGCCTTCCATGAGTCGGGGAGGCTGCCTTCGCAGCCCTTGCGCTTGGCGATGGCCATGAGCCGTGCCTTGAACTTCGCCATCGGGATCTTCGGGTCGGCGCGGCCGTACGAGGAGACCGCGTCGGGGATGTCGGCGCAGGTGGCGATCGGGAATCGGCGCCCGTCGGGGTCGACAAAGTCTTCGTTTTTGATCTTGTCGCGGACGCTTGCCGTGGTCACGTCGGCGTACGTGCCGCCGCCCATGCCGCCGCCGCCCTGCCCCTGCTCGGCGTCGCCGCCAGGCGTCTCGGGCTGGCCGTCCTTGCCCCGGTTGGCGATCTTCTTGCGGGCGAACTCGGCGAAGTCGGCGTCCGAGAGCCAGATGCCGGTGCCGCTGAACTCCTCGTCGTCCCGGTTGACCTCGGCGACCTTCGGGTTGCGCTTCTTGCGGTTGGCAACAGCCAGCTCGGCGTCGCATTCGTCCTGCGCAGCGCCGAACTCCGCATCGTTTTCGATCTTGTCGCCCCAGTCGACGGCGTCCCAGTCGAGCGTGAACTGGGCGCCCGCGATGACCGCGCTGGACGTCGTCCCGTCAACATTCGGGTCGTGCGAGTCGATCGGGGTCAGCTTCGCCATGCCGGACAGCTCGGCGAACGCGGGGATGTGCACAAGCGTCGCCGACGCCATCCGGCCGGACCTGATCACCCGCAGGCGGGGGCCGTCATATGCCTCCTCCGCCATGACCGGGTCAGCGCCGCAGCCGCAGTCCCCGCCGTGGGCCAGCTTCGCGGCCTTCAGCTTGCCGCGCTGCGCCTTCTTCCACTCGGCGTACGCCTTCGGCTCGGGCTGAACTTCGACTTCCTGCTGGTCCAGGTCGACGGACGGGCCGATCACCTTATTCTCGGTGAACTTCTTCGCGGCGATGGCCGCGTTCTTCACGTCCTCGGGCCAGGTGTCGTCGTCGTAGAACTCGCCCTGCGCGGGCAGCAGGCCGTCCTTCTCCTTGCCGATCTTCGCGATGTGGCCGACGATCACGGCGTTCTGGTGGCCGCCGGAGTCCGACGCCACGTACCGGAAGGGCAGCGGTAGGTCGCGGTGCCCGAGGGCTCCAGCGTCGAACTGACGGCCGTCGCCGGTGGGCTTGCCGATGACGGCCAGGGGCATCTGCCACTTCGTGCCCATGCGCTTCCCTTCCTTCGTTTGCTGCTCAGGCTACAGCGTGAGCCATCTGGCCAGGCCCGCGACGATGACGTACACACCGACCGCGATGAGGGCCAGGCCCGGGGCGAGGTCAGCGATCAGGCTGGCCGTCTTCCCGGGCCGGTACATCGTCTCCAGAGAGCGGTTCCGCAGCGCGGTCACACCTTCACCCACTCGTACCGGTTGATGCCCACCTGCTTGCACGTCAGGCGGGTGGTGGTGGTCTTGCCGTTCTCGGTGTGCGTGGAAAAGTAGCTGCTGTCCTGGTCCGGGTCGCACGACCGTCCGGCCTTCGGCGTGCAGCCGGTCAGGGTGAGCAGGGCGGCGACGGTAGCGGCGAGCGCGAGCAGGGGGCGAGTCTTCATGGGTCTCCTCCTTTGTCGGCTCGGATGCTACAGCACGTCGTCTAGCTGCGGTTATTCGATCAAATGTTCTGCTGGTTGGGCAGGTCGGCCGGGTCGGGCCAGGATTGCGGCGCGCGTTCCTCCAGCTCGCCGACGAGTCTCTGCACGTCCGGGTCCAGCTTGTCCCAGGTCGCGGAGTCCTCACCTCCGGCCTTGAGCCAGCCGTCCAGCACCTTCTGCCGCTCGGCGGGCGTGACGTCCGTGGTGCCCAGCGCGTCGCTTAGGCGGTGGAACAAATCACCTACGGGGTTCACCCGGGCTCCTTCTGGAGGATGAGGACGGAGCGGTTCAGCCAGTTGAAGGCGGGCTTGCCATGGCTGGCGACGTGGCCAGCGCCGCCGCCACCCTGCGAGCGGTGGTGCGGCCGGATCTCGATACCGTCGAGGCCCTTCGCGGCACCCCAGCGGCCGGGGTCCCAGAACGTCGAGACCTCATGCCTGCCGCCCTTCGCCTGCGACGACGGACTGGAGTGGGCTTCGGCGTCCCGGCGGACGGCGTCGTAGACGTCGGTGACCGCCGACTTGGGAATCAGCATCCGGACGACCGAGCCGGTCGTGCCGTCGGCGTACTGCTGCGCGACCCGCCGGTCGGTGGCCAGGTAGTAGCCGTTGCCGAAGATGCCGGTGCCGTAGTACGCGGGGCCGGAGCGCATCTCCTCGTTGATCTGCTCGGCGGTCTTGCCGCCGGATGACCCCCGGGCACGCCAGCCCCGGCTGCCGCCGACGCCGGAGACGCCCCGGAACGCCTCGATGTAGTCGCCGGACGCCAGCAGCCGGTCGATCTCCTTCTTCGTCAGCACGGTCGGGGTGTCGTCGTAGCCTTGCATGGCGCCGATGGCGGCCAGGCGACCGTCGGCGGTCTTGCCGTCGTAGTTGACGCGTTCCTGCTTGACCTTCTGCCGCATCGCGTCGATATCGGCCTTCGACCCGACGAGGTTCTTGCCCTTCGACGGCTTGTGGGCGTGCGGCCAGGCATTGAACTGGGCGGGCGCCTGGCGGCCTCCGGCGGGCATCGTCAGGCGGGTCTGCCGCTTCGTGACGGGGCCGGGCCGGGCGACCTGGCCCAGCTTCGTACCGCCGCCCGGCGGGTACAGGCTGATGACGTTCTTTTCGAGCTGGCCACCCGCGATGGGGTGGTGCAGGTCGCCGGAACGGTCCAGCGCCCGGATCTCGGCGAGGGTCAGCCACTTCGCGTCGGACGTCTCGGCGCGGGCGTGCGGGTTGGACAGGTCCGGCTGGAACTGCTTGGGCACCGAGACGGCAACCGAGGTGTACTTCCAGGTCGAGCCGGGGATCGAGTACGTGAAGTCGCCGTGGACGTCGGCGTCCTTGAACTGGTCGTCCTTGAGGCCCAGCTCTTCGATGGTCTCGCGGGTGGCGCCCTGGTGCGGGGTCTCCAGGGAGTCGATGGCGCCACCGGGGAACGTCCACTTGCCGGGGTCGGAGATGGCCGGGCCGCGCTGAACCATCAGGTAGCGGTCTTCGCCGGTGACCGGGTCGGTGTGCTTGATCAGCATGCCTGCGGCACCGTGGGCGCCCCAGACGCGCTTGCCGCCGGGCGTGGTGATCCAGCGGTCGCCGGACTGGCCGCCGTTCTTCGCCTTGAACAGGCCGTGCAGCGGGGTGGCGTAGCGGACCTGGCCGGGCAGCGCGTTCGCGGGCGGGATGACCGCCGGGGTCGGGATCGTCCCGGACGGGGTACCGGCCGGGGTGAACCGGTCGATCAGCAGCTTCGCCTTGTTCTGCGACGGCCCCTTCGCGGTGGTGTGGATGAACGACAGATCGGACAGCAGGTGCTGCTGCTCCTGCTGGTTGAGCAGATGGAAGTCGGAGCCGCGCAGCGCACCGTACGTCTTGAGCTGGTGCGCCATGGTGTGGCTCTTGGGGTGGACGCCGTAGATGGTGTCCAGAGCTTCCTGCACGTGCGGCGGCACGGACGCCTGCACGGTCGGGGCGAGACCGGAAGGGTTGTTCGCCGGGGTCGGCATCCCGAACTTCGCGGACAGGAACTGCTGGTCGGAGCCAGGCAGCGTCTTGATGCGGGCGTCGATGCCCTCGCGGAACGTCTTGTCCAGGCCGTCATAGTCGGCCTTCGACAACGAGTGCAGGGCAGTGATGAAGTCGCCGTCGAAGGCGCCCTGGGCGGGGTGGGCGGCGCCGACGGCGACGAGCTGGTCAAGGTTCAGGTTACTGGCGTGGCCGACGTCGTGGACGAACTGGGCGTCGTAACGGGTACCCAGCGGCAGGCTCGTGTTCGTGGAGATGGCCCGCAGGTCGTCGGCGATGGCCTTCTGGTCGTCGGCGGACATCCGCTTGTACTGGCCGATGGGCACGTTGCGGTAAATCGCTATCCGGTTCTCGGGGAGAACCAGCTTCGTGCCGTAGTTGGCGACGTCGGACGCGTTGCGCAGGCCCCGGTCGGCGTAGGCGGTGCGGGTGCCGTCGAGCTGCGCCTTGAGGGCGGCCGGGAACTCCTTGAGGGCGTTGGACTGCGAGTCGAACGAGCCGGTGGCGCCGTTGTTGCGCTCCAGGCGCTGCTGCGCCTCGTCCAGGTGGTCGCCGATGGCCCGCCGGGTATAGACGGCCATCGACTGGAAGTCGGCCGGGTCCAGCTTGCGATAGGCGTCCAGCTCGGACGGGCCGGGGTAACCCTTGGTGGCGGCGAGGGCCGCGTCAAGCTGGGTGCCGGTGTACGGGCGGCCCTGCAACTGCCGCAGGGTGATGTTGGTGCCGGTCTTGGCCCGGTCGCTGGTCTGCGCCAGGAGCCGGTCGCCGAGCACAACGCGGACTTTCATCTGGTCGGCGGCGGGCAGCTTGCTGAGCAGGTCCATGCGGTCCTGCGGGATGACGTGCTGGTCGTAGCTGGTGCCGGTGACGGCGTTGACGACCTGGTCCTTGGTGGCGGTGGACCATGGGCTGTTCGCGTCGAGGCCGGTGGAGATGATGTGGCGCTGAAACTCGCGGACGGCTTCCTGGTGGATCGGGTGGGAGTTGGACGTGTCGGCGGCGAAGATCGAGTCGATGTCGCCCCGGTTGAGGCGGGGCGCCGGGTCCCACATGTGCTTCATGGAGAGCGTGGAGATGGCCTCGTACGGACGGCCCTTGTGGCTGCCGTACGGGTTTTCGATCAAGGTGGCGCGCAGCCACAGCGGCAGGCTCGGGTTGTCCTCGGCGATCCGCTGCGCCTCGGCGGCGAGCTTGGCACCGTCCTTGTGTCCGACGGGGGTCTGGACGCGGGCGTGCCGGAACTGCTGGAGCAGGTCGTCGGGGGTGATCTTGCCTGCGCGGAAGTCGGCCTCGGCCTGCCGGAGCCGCTGCACGGCCGGGTGCGCGCCGGTGAGCCGGACCATCGTGTCCTCGGCGGTCCGGTCGGCGGCGTCGCGGATCTTCTGGTATCCGGCGTTGTCGTGGTGCAGGTCGTTCAGTGCGCGGGTGATCTTCTCCTGCTGGTCGGGCTTGAGCGCGTCGAACTGCTGCTTGGTGACCTTGGCAAGGGCGTCGACCCGGTCGGCGCGGGTGCCGGTCGTAGCGTCGGCGGCGGCGAGCGCCTGCTGGACGTCGGGGTGGTTGGCCGGGTTCTTGACGTGCTCGGCGTGGATCTCGTTGAGGGTCGGCTCGTGGTCGAGCTTGCCGGGGTGGCCGATGTTCTGGGTGATGATCCGCCCGAGGCTGGCTGCCTTGTTGCGCTGCTCCTGGCTGGCCTTCGGGTGGGTGGCGATGAACGCGAGCCGGGCGTTGACGTCCCTGCGGTCGGCGTCGTCCAGGCCCTTGATCTGGCTGTGCGAGAGCTGCCCGACGCGCTGGAGGACGTCGTCGGTGCTGCCGGACTGGACTGCCTTCATGGCCTGCTGCTGCGGGTCGCTGTAGCCCTTCGGGTGCGCGGGCACGGCGGGGGCGCCCGGTGTCGGGCTGGTGTGCTTGGCGCCGAACCGGTCGAGGAGATCCTGGGCCTGCTTCTGCTTGGCGGGGTCAAGGAACTTGCCCTTGGCGTTGGCGAGGTCGTCGCGGATGCGGCGCTGCGTGTTCGCGTCGAGGGAGTCGAAGTCGTCCTTGCTCAGCTTGCCGTAGGCGTCGATGTGCGTCTTGGCCATGCTCGCCTTGGGGACGCCCCGCCCGGCGACCGCACGGGCATGCTGAGCGGCCTGCGACAGCGGCCCTCCGGTGGCGCCGCCGGAGGGCGGAGGGTTGGTGGGCACGGGCACACTCGGGCTGGGCGCCTTCGGGGTGCGGGGGCCATAGTCCAGCCCGGCAGACTCGGCGAACTGCTTCGGCGAGGCGAGGACTTCCCGGCCGCCGTGAGCCTGACTGGTCATCCGGAAGCCCTTGATCTTGCCTTCGCGGGGGGTTTCCGTGATGACGTTCTTGGAGCCGGTTTTGTCGGTCCAGGTGTAGCCAACCTTCACGTCATCCACGTGAGTGACGCTGGCGTGTGACTGCGGCGTGGGCGGAAGGGTCTTGGTGGCCTGACCGAGGGTGGTCTTGCCGGGCAGGTTGATCACCTGGTGCACGTTGCCCTTGGGCGTGGTGATCGTGCCCGGCGTCCCCGGCGTCCCCGGCGCCAGGGTGCCCTTCATGGTCGTGCCACCGGCGGGCAGCTTGGCCAGCAGGTCGTCGGCCTTCTTCTGCTGCGGGCCGAAGCCCCGGACCTTGATGGCCTCCAGCTCGTCGCGGATGGCCTGCTTGTCGGCGGCCGACAGGCTGGACCACTCCTGCGGGGTGATCTTCGCGGCCTTGTCGAGCTTGTAGGTGTCCGTGACCTTCGGCTGAGTGATGACGAACGCGGGGCCGCGACCGGCAACCGTGGGCTTCTTGCCCTTCGGGCCGAGCGGCAGCGGCGGGGCGGCCTTCACCTGGACGCCTGCGGCGTTGGAGACGGCCTGCCCGGCGGCGTGGGCCTGGCCGCCTGCAAGGTCGGCCTTCTGGTTGACCTGGCCGAGCGGGACCGGCTGGGCGCCGTGCGCCGGGTGGGTGGGAGCGGGCTTCGGCTTGATCTCCTCCAGCAGGCGCCGGGGGATCGGCTTGTTCTGGGCCTTCAGGTCGGCGATCCGCTTGAGGCGGCGGGCGTTCGCCTTGCGTACGCGCTCCTCCTCCATCTGCTTGTAGATGTGCGGGGAGACGCTGTGCAGGGTGTGCTTCCAGCCCTTGCAGGGGCCGGGGTGCAGCGGGTTGCGGCAGGCGACGAGGGAGTCGCAGGTGTCGTGGGCGTCGTCGTCCTGGTTCGTCCAGGCTTCCAGGTTGGCGGTGAGGGCGAGGACGGTCGAGCCGGGGACGCCTGCGGCGACGAGGCTGGGCGAGGCGGCCATTGCCAGGGCGGTCACGTCGAGCGGCTGAGCGGCGGTCTTGCCGTTGCCTCGGCCTGCGAGGGTCGCCAGCGTCGTCATGGCGCGATCATACCGATTGTTTTCGATCATGAACGGGGCGACGTGCCGTGGCCGCCCCGTTCCGGGATTCAGAACCTGTCGGGGTTGTCCAGCCTGCGTTCGACGGCGGCGGCGCGCTTCTTCTTGGCGGCCTTCTCCTGCCTGCGCAGCCCGGTTTCGCCGGTCACCTTCTTCAGGACGCCCTTGGCGGCGGCCCCACCCTTGATCCACTTTCCGTCAGGGCCACGCTTCTCGCCGGGGTTGAAGCCGAACTGTCGCATGGCGGCCTGGCGCAGAGTCTCACTCATCACTTGCCCGCCTTCGCCTGGTTGATGATCTTGTTCTCCTGCGCTTCACGCTGCCTGCGAGCCGCGTCGGCCTTCGCCTTACGGTACGCGGCGCGCTGCCTCGGGGTCATGCCCTTCAGCTTCTTCTGCTCGGCCGCCTGACGCCTCCGGCGGTCGATGATCGCCTGGGCACGCTTGCCCAGCGTTTCGCGCTTCTTCTGCTCGCGCTTGTCGATGGCGTCCTGCTGGCGGGTGTCCTGCTCGGCGGTGCGCTTCGCGCGGTCGTTCTCGGCGGCGGCGTCCTTCAGGGTCTGCTGATGCGGGCGCAGGGCCTTGCGGTAGTTGGCTTCCGCCCTGCGGGCCATGGCGGCGAGACGCGGGTTGCGGACGAGGTTGGCCTGCGCGACGGCCTGCGCCTGGGCAATGGCCTGGCCGAGACCCTTCGCGGCGATCTGGGCGACCTGGACGGGGTTCTTCTTGGTGGCGTCCTGCTGGCCGGGTTCGGTCTGGCCCCGCTTCTGACCCTTGCAGAGTCCGGGCTTGTGCGTCTGCATGCAGAACTGCCCGTCGGTGCAGACATACTGCATGAGGGTCATCGACCGGGGCAGCCCGGCGGCGGCGAGGGCGTCTTTGTACTGGCGGTTGCCCATCTCCGTCGGTTCGTTTTCGATCTCCAGCAGCATCGTGCAGCGGCAGTTGATGACCTCCTGCGGCGGCCCGGCCGGGTCGTGCGGATACATCATGGCGAAGCCGCCGACGTCGAACGGCTGCCCCCACGGGACGACCTGGCCGTCGGCCTCCCGGTGATCGGGGCGGGTGCGGTGGTCCTCGGTGGCCAGCCAGCGCTTCACGTACCGGGTGTCCGGGTCGGCTTCGACGATCATCGCGAACGCGTCGTAGAGCCCGCCGTTGTAGGCGCCGACGACCTCGGTACGGGCGACCGTGCGGGCGCGGTTCTTCCACTTCTCCGCGCCGGACGCGTCCAGCAGCTCGTCCACCTGGCGGGTGACGTCGGAGATGCTGGCGCCGTTGGTGGTGCCCGAGTCGATGATCTG